CCATCACGGGAAAACTCAGTAAAAGCAGGTTTACCTATTTTCCTTATTAAAAGTTTCTGCTGTTTATAAAAATTATCTAACCATTCATCATCACCAGGAGTCCAATCAACTTTCCCAACTGTTCTCCAAATCTTTTTTATCTCATCAAAAGTTTGGGGATCCTTTTTAATATCCTCCCAATCCTTCCATGTTTTATTATCTTGAATAGCTCTTTTAAACACCCAGGCAGAACCTAACTCCTGCATACGGGTCATCGTGGCAGCAGAAACAGCCATAAAGGTTTACCCTTCTAGAAGAACCTCTCCAAGGATCTCAATCATTTCATCCATATCTTCTTTCTTCATGGATGCAAATGTTTGTGCAAGATTTGCTTGTCTCTTAGTGCGAGTGTCAAACTTCTTAGGGTTGTCATCAACATACTTAGCAAATTGCTGCACTCCCATATCATGGGCATCAGCTTTCTTAGTGAATGCACCTGGACGCTTCACTGCTTTCTGAATCCAGTTCTTGTCTTCCTCAACCTTATCAGCCTTGGCAATCCACTTACCCTTCAGAGTTTTAGCACCCTTCTTAAGGTCTGCAATTTCTTGCTTTGCCTGACTCTCTTCTTTATAGATGGTACTCTTACCACCCATTCTCTGTCCTTGACTAGTACTTTTGTTATGAGACTTTGGAGAACCAAAGAGGTCATCTTCCTTACGTTTTCTCTTCTCAATGTCAACAGGATTTAAGGAGTTACCCTTCTTATCATACCCATACTTGGCATCCTCACCATATACTGCAAGATAAGCATTAGATAATCCTATCTTATCTTTGTCAGTTAAAGGTGTATAATCATCCTTTATGTGAGCATGCTTCTCACTCTTCTTACCTTCTTTCTCTCTGGTAGATCCCTTAGCATGTTCCCAAGGATGACCTGACTTCTGTGCGTCTTCTGCTCCCCTATCACGTTGCCACTTAGCATAGTCTTTCTCTTTCTTAGCCTGCTTCTTCTTGCCATGAAGACTATCATAGGTAGCATCATCAGTAGCTTTTCTTGCCTTATCATAAGCAATGACTGCTTTTACCTGATCAGGGGTATCCTTATCTTCAGTAGCATATACTTTTTTATATGCGTCACTTATAGCAAGATATTCTTTGGAATCCATGGGAACTCACGCACTTTTTCTTCTATTTAGTCTTGCCAATAACCCAAGATTTCAATCCATGACCCCAGATCTTTACTTCAGTATCAATATTAGTATCTGGTGGAACTATTAAACAGAAACCAATACCAAGATTAAAAGTCTTTCTCATCTCCTCTTCGGATATATCACCTGCTTTTGCAATAACATTAAAAATCTCTGGACGTTCCCATGAATCATAATCAATGTCCACAGTTATGCCTTCCGGTAAACACCGTGGTAAATTCTCTACAATACCACCACCTGTTATATGTGCCATACCAAGAATAGGTCTTTTCTTCCTAAGAAGATACATGATTAATGGTGCATAGATTGTAGTAGGAGTAAGAAGTTCTGGATGATCATTAAAAAAGATCTTATGTCTCCATAGCATATCATTAATTAAAGTATACCCATTACTATGAAGTCCACTACTTTCTATGCCAATAACTAAATGTCCTGGTTCTATCTTACTGCCATCAATTATCTTATCTTCTTCTATTATACCAGTACAAAATCCAGCAAGATCATAATCATTCTGTCTAAAATGTTCAGCAGTCTCTCCACCTAAAAGATCCATCTTAGAAATTTCACATCCCTTGACGATACCCTCCATAATTTCATCTAAATTATCATCTATCTTCTGCGTAGAAATATAATCTAAAAAATATAATGGTCTCGCTCCACATGTAATCACATCATTGACACACATCGCCACAAGATCTTGTCCTATGGTTGTGTAATCATTAGCAACTCTGCATAAATTAATCTTAGTACCTACACCATCAGTGCCAGATACTAAGACGGGATTCTTATACCTTGATGGAACTTTCATCATCCCATTGAAACCACCAATAGTAGGTGCTTTCTTTTTAATCTTTTCTACAAATGCATTTCCTGCTTCAATATCAACTCCAGAGTCTTTATAGTTCACACATCTCCTTCCACACGATTTTCTGAATGGTGAACATCAAACTCACCACCAGGATAACGTGCTTTCAGTTTATCTACATTCATCTCGATAATCTCATCAAAGGTAGTATCCAGTGCCATACATGCCTGAGCAATATACCAACAGATGTCACCCAATTCTCTCTTCAAATGAAAAACATTCTCTTCATTATATGGTTTACCTTGAAGGAGAATCTTCTTTACCACCTCAGTAAACTCACCAGACTCTGCAGTCAATCCAAGTGCAGCAGTAAGAAGATGTGGGACATCAGCATCATTCTCAACTTCTAATAAACTAATACGTCGAAGTAATTGAGCAAGATCTTTACTTGGTTCACTTGTAACTCCATCTACAAACTCAAGGTATTTTTCAGTATCAACTTTTTTTGTCATTGGTAAGAAAATAAAAATTCATTAACTAAACGATCTGCCTTATCTTTGCCAAACTTGCCAGATAAGTATCCCGCAACAGGATCAAGTTTAGTCATATAAGTATCGAAATCCTTATAGACAGAAGTGTCTGTTCCAGTCGGTTTTTCTAATTCTATCATATCCACGTACTTAGTCAAGTACTTCTTAAACATGTCCAGATGTTCATTGACTTCTGACATAGTACAATAAGCTACATAAATGTTCTCTGAAAAATGATTACCTGGTTCAAAGAACCTAATATCACCCTCATATTTTGGTAATCCCTCTACCTTATAAGGATAATTCTCTTTAGGATGTTGGAAATCAAAAACTATGATAACCTTCTTATCAAAGAATCCCATAAGATCCATGCCAAAACAGGGAAGATTACTTCCAGTCTTAGGATAGATGATGTTGTTGTAAATACAAGATTTTTCACTGTAAATTTCTACCTCTCTAGATTTAATAATGTAAGGATTTACATATTGATCAGCAATTAAAGTAGTATCCTTACCTTTCCAATATCCCCAACGTAAATGTTTATTCATTGGGAACATTATAGAAAGTGCTCCTTTATAGTCTCTCCAAAGATTCATTTTTTAACATGCATTAAGACTAATAACTGTCCTATCTATAGTATAATTTGGTTTATAATACGATCCATGACGTAACCAACTGGGAAATATATACAAATCTCCATTCTTTGGAATGAATTCATAATAGGTATAATTATAATCTGTCCCATCCTCTCTACAGGAAGCCCAGATAGTATCTACATTAGGATTAGGATTCTCAAAAGTTAAACTACTACTATCACCATCTACATTAATATACAATGCAGCAGAAAGAAGACTACCAGCATGACAATGTTGTTGCAATAGACTTCCCTGATCTTGCATATTAAACCAAGATGCCTGAATTTTTACATCACCAATACCTACCTTAGCAGTATAATCATTTAATTTTTGTTGTATTTTTTCTTCCAATCCCAAGGAGAAAATTATATTATTCTCTAAAGCATGAGAAGATTTACCACCCATTACTGCACCATGAGAAACAGCATTACGATTCTTCAAATCTCCAAAGATTTTTATTCTCTCCTCCTCAGAAATAAATTGAGGACAAGATAATACTAATGTAGGAAATAGATTAAAACTTGAATCCATCAAACGATTTCTTAAATACTTTCTCTTCTGATTCTTCTTGACCACTCTCTACAATATCTTCTTGAGCACTCTGCTCACAATCATATAATCTCATCTTGGCACGATCAATTCCTACTACAAACCTCTTGGAAATAGTAGGATCATTATACCTATTCTTTAACTGTTTAACTAAAATCTGATTTAGTCCCTCTAACTCATCCGTAGAGATAAGGGCAAACATAAGATCAGCAGTAGCAGGGAGTCCAAAAGATTCACTGGTGTCAGTAAGTTCAACATCACTACTACCATACCCACTCCGAGTAGTTTGAGTAGCGGATACGATTGGAAGGTTGGCCTCCACGGCAAGTCCACGAAGTTCTTCCGCAATTGCCTTAATGTAAGAATAGGAGTTAACTGTTGAGTTTCCACGGTATCTGGAAGAAGCACAAATATTTAAATAATCTATGAATATTATATCAGGTCTAAAGGATTTTTTCAATGCAAGTTCTTGAATCAATGCTTTGAAATGTCCTGAATGAGCAGATGCAGTAGGATACTCCTTAATTATTAGAGTTCCTTGTGTTTTCTCAGCAAGGTTTGTTACCTTACTTGTATACATTGTTTTAGGAAGATCTGTTATGTCTTGAATGTTGACATTAAGTAGATTAGCATCGATCCTCTCCGCAATCTTTTCCTCTGCCATTTCGAGGGTGATGTAAAGGACATTCTTTCCCTGGAGCAAAGCTGAGCTTGCCACATGACACATGAATAAAGATTTTCCAACACCTGTGCCAGCAAGAGCAATGTTGAGAGTCTTATTCGGTAGACCTCCTTTCGTAATTTTGTTGAAGTATTCGAGATCAAATTCGATCTTGTCTTCCTTACGGTGGTACGATTCGTAGCGTTCTTCATAATCTATTAGATAATCATGTCCAATGTGAGTGTCAAAAGATACTGAAAGAGCATCTGATAATATAGTAGGTATAGCATCTCTACCTTTCGTTTCATCCTTACCATCAGCAAGTTGAATAGACTCCATCAATGCCAAATATATGGCACGATCTCTACACCATTTCTCTGTAGTATCTACTAACCAATTGAATTCAGTTGGTTCATCCTCAAGAGTACCAATCAACTGAGTAACTTCTTTAAAAGAAGTATCATTAATATCTTGACGCTTTTCTGTCTCAATACACAATACTTCCTTAGTAACAGGTTGATTGTACTCCTGTACAAATTTGCTTATCTCTTCAAAGACAACCTTCTCATTATAATTTTCAAAGTAATCCGACTTAATAAAAGGAATAACCTTTCGGACATACTCTTCATTATGGATAAGATTTCTTAAGATGAGGAATTCAACTTTATCCATTATTCATAATTAAAATTAACAACCACTCTTCTCTTTTCATCAGTACAAGTAACACCTGCATGAGATAGTTTATGATCGAAAATCACAATACGATTAGCAATGCTCTTTACTTTACCACCTTTCTTAAATTGTGTCCATCCATTACATGTATTGATATAAAAGATAGCAGTTCTTGTCTTAGGAGGAGCATCAATTAGATCAGTATGATAACCACTTCTTCTATGAAACAGAGTCTTAGGTACTAAATTAGCTTTAATACGATACAATATTCTAGATCGTAATCTATTAAGACAAGGTTCTATTACAGGAAAATTAATATCTGGTTCATTCTGCACTTTTGAATCATATTGATTCTTCATAAACCCATGACAAAATTGATATTGACCATCATTATAATCTACAATACCATCATAAAAATACCAGGGAAAATTCTCCGATAAGATAAAAGATTGAATAGATTTAAATTCACCTTCTGGTAAGAAGTTATCAATTACCTCCAGATCCATAACTAAATTCCTTCTGAGCCGTTTCGTCTAAAGCTTGTAATACTTCTGGAGTAAAATACTCTTCTGGATTAGCATAAATCTGTTTAGCATATATTTTCTTTCCATTTATTTCGTATCTACCCGCAACATTCTTCCATAGTCCTCCTATCTCACCAAGCTCTAAAAGACCATAGTAACGATCAAGACCACGATGATCATAATAGAGACGGATCTCAACCTGTTTATTCTCTTTACTTAAACGCGACTTTGCTGTCTTAGCTTTGATAATGTTTCCAACGACTTCCTTTCCATCCTTCTCCTTTTTCTTTCCGAGATAAATGATTGTACTTGCTGCGTACTTGAGTCCGCTACCTCCTCCCATTTCTTTAGTTGGAACATAAGCTCCGATGACATCATATGTATGATTCGTGACAATGAGGGGGACATTCGCTTGACCTAATTTAAGTGTTAACATTCTGAACGCACCCTTGACTAATTGCGATTTAGTCATGTCACGGACTTGCTTATCGTTCAGAGCATCCGTGATTTCCTTTTCTGTGGAAAGCATTCCCAAGGAGTCTAACACAAACATACAAGGTTTGCGTTCCTCAATGGGCATTTGAAGATATTTATCAACTGCCTTAAGTGCTTTGGTACGGAATTCCTCAATGGTTACCACATTGATAACCACAAATCTTTTAGTATCAATATTACGACTCTCTAAAAGTGACCGAGTAATGCTACTCTCAGTATCAAAATAGAGTACATAAGCATCGGGGTTAGTATCCAAAAAGTTCTTGGCAACGGCGAGAGCGAAAAAAGTTTTTCCTGTACTGCTTTCTCCAGCAATTGCAGTAATCTTGTTATTAGATACCCCACCAAAGATGCTACCTGATACAAGTCCGTTAAAAACCAACGAACCCGTATCAACATAGTGTTCACTATCTGATATATCGGATGCAAGTTGGGTGTAGTCATCACCAATTTCTTTTACTATATCTTTAAGAAAATCCATCTTTAAATACTCTATCAAACAAATAGGAAGTAGATTCTACAGTTGTTATCTCCATATTAACAGAATACCTATACTTCTGTAAAGTGTTAGGTTGAGCAGCATGAGAAAGGTCTGCAGGAAAAATCAACAACTCATCATTTTCCGGGAGATAATCATATACCTTACCATCCTTTTTAAAAGAAATTCCATCATTGAATACCTGCAAATAATATACTGAATTGATAGTAGATGAATTTATATGATTGTGCCACCAATTTGGTTTCCTTTCACCCATCTCCCTTTTGTTACCCCTATAACAAAAAGATTTACTAGAATTCTTAGGAGAAAGATTAAAATTTCCAAAGATATCAGAGCTCTTTTTTAAAAACTGCACATATAATTTGGAAAAGAAAGGATCATTATCTTCAATTGGAAAATTATAACCTCTTCGTATATCATAATAGAGTTCATAATTTTTATCTATTATACGTTTAACCCTTAATCTCTCCCAAAAATTTATAGGGTTAAATTTTTTAATTGATATGATCCTTAGATCAGATAACAACACCTTTCTCTCTGAGTGTTCTTTTATAAGGTCCATTTGGATCTTCTTTCCTTACGTCTCTAACCTCCTTCAATAGATGATAGAGTCTAGCATCGCCACCTAAGGCAAGTGCTTGAACTATTGTATCTAAATCTTGATCGTTAATAGGTAAGTCCATTTAAGTAAAAAAGGATTCCAAGTTTACAGTTTTCTCTACTTTCCACCCAATAGCATCTAAAATTGCTTTAAGTGGGTCCACGAAAGCTTTATCAAATTGTAGATCGTAATCGATATACTTGTCAAGACCAATCTCATGCGGAAAATCCTGAATAAAAGAAATGATATTCTCATGAATAACATTTGGTTTTTTCAGGTAACAGAACTTGATCTTTTCACCATTCTGAATAAGGGAATACTTATTATCCAACTTATGCTTTTTAACATAATGGTTGTACAACAATGCACCCCGTATATGTATAGGAGTTCCTTTTGCATATATTGTAGATTCACCCCTATACTTTACTACATCAGATGCAGAACGAGGAAATGATATGTCTTCTGGAGGCAAAGTCTTAAACTTCTTTCTTGATTCCTGAATAAACTTCTGAACATCATCTTCAGTACCATTCATCATCAATTTAAGAGCATCCTTAATCATTGCTCTACAAGGAGCAGGTGTTGAGGATTTAACTGCCTCAATGCCCATCATCTTTAACTTAGGTTCTTCATATCTAACTCCTTCACTATCCCATACGTTTAAAATATATCTTTTCTTGGCAGTCCATATACCTCTATCGGCAATGTTCTCCCTTTTCATTTGCATCTTTTGGGCATAGGCGTTGACATACCCGGCCAATTCTTCGTAAGCACTTTCAATAAAAGGCTCAAATTCATCTTCACACACCTTGTTAAGGAACCTAACAACGCCCTCATTAGTTTTCTCTCTC